GCACTGATCCTCGTAATGCTACTGCACCTAATATGAAAACAGGATCTGGTGAATATCGCAATTATATACATATAAGTGCGAGTGCGGGTGAATTTGTCACAGGTAGTTATGTAGGAATTACCCCAGGATTAGGAAGTGGAATAACAGGAAGTGCTGCTGTTGGAAACTTATCAGCAAGTGTTGATTCATTCATTTCAACATTTAAAAAGGGACCACATGCAACTAAAATGACAATTAGTTCTTCATTAAGTTCTTCAGGTGATTTCTATATTACATTAACTAATAAAACAGAGGGCTTAGGAGGAAATACAACTATAACAAGTAGTTTAACTGATGTTACTGTATCAGCTGCCTTTACAGGAGGTAGTTCAGGATTATCTTTTGAAGCTTCAGGATCTCAAATCCAATCATTAGGTAAAAGAATAGAAGTTAAAAAAATATACCATCACCAACCAGCAGCAATTAATAGATATTTTGACCCATACGCGGGTACGGGTACAGGAATACAATCCTTAATGCAAACTTTTGGATTTGGTAATTATTCACCAGGTGTAAACTTTATGTTAATGCCTATGTATTTTGATGCTTTAAAATTACAAGCAATCGAAATGAACGATAAAATTAGAAAATCAGCATATCATTTTGAAATAAATTCAGGTAAATATTTAAAATTATTCCCTATACCTACAAGTGATTATACATTATGGTTTGAATACACAATGGCAAATAGTTCTAATGATTTAACTACTGGTGGAGGGGGAGAGGGAAATGATCCTGATGTACCAAGTCCAACAAATACTATCACAGACCAATCAAATGTTCCGTATGTAAATCCAACATATAGTTTTATAAATGATGTAGGAAGACAATGGATTAGAAAATTTACTTTAGCTTTATGTAAAGAAATGTTAGGTAGTATAAGAGGTAAATACCAATCAGTTCCCATTCCTGGAGATGAAACAACTTTAGATTATTCTCGATTATTAAGTGAAGCAGCTGCTGAAAAAGAAGCACTAATAGTACAATTAAGAGAAGATCTAGATGCAACAACAACACTTTCTCAAAACACAAGAAGTACAGATGAAAGTACACAACAACAAGCAGGATATACAGTAAATAGCCCTTACCAAATTTATATACATTAATGATTAAACTAACCAACATACTAACAGAAATCTTAAACACATATCAAGTAGATGCTTATATGTTAACAGACAGGGATTTTAACATCACAGATGTATTAGATCAAGTTAGAGCTATAAGAAAAATTACAATTGTAAGAAATTTAACGCCCCCTGAATATGAACAACCAACAGACGCTGAATATACTTTAGTATCAATTAAGTTTATAACAAGAGGAGACGCTAAACAAGATTTAGAAAAAATAAAACAAGATATATTAACATCAGACAGATCTAAAACAGATTTAAGGGTACCAGGTGTTAAATCATTTAAATTTAAACCAGAAACTTTACATAGATTATAATGGCATTATTTGGGAAAAGTAGAGACATAAATTTATTTCACACAATAAACAGTGAACTTTTAAAGGATATAATCCAAACAGAAGTTGCGTATTATAAATTCGCTTTAGAACAAACAACCTCTAATGTTTATGGTGAGTCTATGGGTAAAGTTTACTATGAACCCATGAAAATCGCGTGTTTAATCGATAGACAAGATGAAGCATGGTCGTCCGATGACTTTGGATCTGACATGAATCAATCCATTACTTTTAGTTTTCTTAAAAATGAGCTTAAAGACATAAATTTAGTACCTCAAGTAGGAGATATATTACTTTTTAGAAATAATTTTTATGAAGCAGATAGTAAATCAGAAAACCAATTTTTCATGGGAAGAGATCCAGATTATGCCTTAGCAACAGAAACTACAGAACATGGAGATAGTTTTTCTATTATAATTAATACTCATCTTTCAAGAGTAGAAAAATTAAATTTAATACCTCTAAGAGGAGGAAAATATCCATCTACAACAAAATTAGGTGGGGGAAATGCAAATAGTTAAAAATGGCAGATAGAAAAGACATAAATCCTAGAAGACCAATACCGGCTGATGGTTATGATAGATTAAGAGACAATTTATCAGCTAATTTTGGTGGAGATTCAGAAAAATTCCCTGAATCCCAAGGGTTCCCCGCTGTTAATTTCCCAAACCCCGATAATAGAGCAAGTTCAAACAGGGGGACACATACTTCTCGTAAAGATGATACAGTGCAGGATGTTTCAATTGGTTTACAAGACCACGATGAAGCAATAATGTATTACTTTAATAATGTTATTAAACCATCAGTAGTTGTAAATGGGGATAGAACACCAGTTCCTGTAATTTATGGTTCTCCTGAAAGATGGAAAGGTGTTCAAAAAGATGGGTATTTTAGGGATAAAGAAGGTAAACTTCAAGTACCTCTTATTATGTTTAAAAGAGATAGTGTTGAAAAACGTAGAGATCTTGGTAACAAAATGGATGGGAATAATCCCCAATTATTTTATACATTTCAAGAAAAATATACAACCAGAAATAGATATGATAATTTTTCTGTATTACAAGGAAGAACACCACAAAAAGAAAAATTCGCCGTCGTAATTCCCGATTATATCACTTTACAATATACTTGTACTATATGGACAGATTATGTAGCTCAAAATAATAAATTAATTGAAATGATTAATTATTCATCGGATTCCTATTGGGGAGACGTTGAAAGATTTAAATTTAATGCAAAAATAGACACTTATAATAATACAACAGAAGTAGCTCAAGGAGAAAATAGAGTAGTTAAAACTAATTTTGGTTTAATTATTCAAGGATATTTAGTACCTGATAGTTTAAATAAAAAATTAGCAAGCGAAAATACATTAAAAACTTATAGTAGATCTGTTGTATCTTTTGGTTCAGAGATAGTTTCAACACCCGACCCAAGAGTTCTAAAAACAAGAGAAGAAGTAAGAAGTGCACCCTTAGCACAAAATATATTACAAAAGGGAGATGGAATAGGATTCCAACAAATAGGACAAACAAACCAAATAGCATAATAAAATGGCAACAGTAACAAAAACAGTATTAAAAACATATTTCGAACAAGGAGACATACCAACACAAGGACAGTATGTAGATTTAATAGATTCTCAATTTGGTTTAGGTGAAACAGGTACACAAATTATACAAGGTACTATTAGTGCCTCAGCGGCGGAATTTGAATCAATGACCATGAAGAAACTTAAATTACCAGGAAATGGAGTAGGTTCTATGAAAGTAGGCACAACTTTTCAAATTGGTAGAACTTTAGAAGCATTTGGTTCTTTAAATTTAAATATTTTATATGAAACAGGTTCTACTACTGTAGTAGATTCCGGTAGTTTTAGTGCAAGTGGAGATTTAACCATAAAAAATATATATTCATCAGGCCACGTTACAGCATCTGGTATTATTAGTTCAAGTGATAGTTTAGTAACCCATTTTATTACAGCCAGCGGTGGTATAACATCAAGTGCGGGTATAACAGCAAGTGCCGCTTTCTTTTCAGGAAATATAACAGCATCAGGTGTTATAACTGCAAGTAGTATTTACTCATCAGGTGATGTATCTGGTAGTTATATAAGTGCAAGTAAAGGAATTTATACAGCAGGAAATATAACATCCTCGGGCAATATAAGTTCAAGTGGACTTTTATCTGTTGACACACTAACAATTGGGGCAACATATAATAATACTCATATTACTTTTGGTGATAATGCATTCACAAATAACAATAAAGCCTTCTCAATAACTACTACACTTCCCAATATAGATAGTGGTGAATATTGTACAGATACTACTGTAACTAATAGTTCAGTTACTACAAATTCAGTAATTATAGCTAGTGCAAATAAAAAAGTTTCTGTATTTTGTCATACTCTTGAAGATGGGTCATTTAAATTTACAGCCACAAGCTTGGGTAGTGATGAGTTTTCTTCAGCAGCAACTGTAATTAATTTTATAGTACTATAATAAATGAGCACAATAACATGGGACCAAGCTAATTTTTTATGGAATAATAACCCATATAGTTGGGATGATGTTCAATTAGTAAGAAGGGCAGCAGGAGAAGATTGGAATACATGGGAACAAAAAGACAAAAAGAAATTAGTAAAATTAATTTTAAAAATCCACGGAAACACAATCACAGAATCTAAAAAAAGAGAAATCAAACAATATAAAATCACAGCTAAAGATATAAAAATAGCAGTCAAAGAAGTATTAGGAGTCCAAATGATCGCTGAGAACGTATCTATTTAATATTTATAAATATGTACAAATTATTCACAGACAAAACAGAACTTTTCGAATGTAGTATATCACTACAAGGTGCAAGTTTAAAAAAATCAAAAGCAAGATTAGTAGTAGAAACCCAAGATTATTCATTATTATTTAATGGAACTATTTCTAAAGGGGGTAAATGTGAAATTCCAATTAGAAAATTAAAAGGTTTAATAGATGAAGATACTTCAGGTAATATTCGTTTAGAAGTTATAGCTGAAGACACGTTTTTTACACCATGGGAAAGTGATTTTGAAGTAGAAACAAGTAAAAAAGTAACTGTTGAAGTTAAATCACAAACAACTAAAAAACCTATTGTAGAAGCTAAAGTAGAGGTTAAAGTTAAAAATAAAAAACCAACAATTACTGAAAAAGATCACGTTATAAATTTATTTAAATTATTAATAAAAGACGATATAAACGTAGATAATATTTCATACAAGCGTAACGCACTAAACAATATAGTAGCAACATATCTACAAGAAAATACCGTGAAAAACACAGACAAAGTAATAAATGGTGT